ATGTAATCACATAGACAATAATCCACAAATAAAAAAGTTTTTTTATAATGAAAGCTATACTTCTTGGAATCAAAATCAACGAAACATGGCTATACAGATGCAAAATGATATTATTAAATCTGTAATCTATTCAACCTGGAATCATAAATTTCAAACTAATAAACCCGTTATGGCTGATAGAACTGATAAACAGTCGTGGATCTTTGCTCATCCTGAGTTGTTAAAAAATCGGGAAGAGTTCATAGATTTTAATTCGTTGTTCTTATCCCAAATAGATGAACGATTTATTATTAAAGAGGAAAAAGGTTATCAGGTAAAGGGAAAAAAACGAGGACTATTTGACTTCTGTAGAACAAAATGGCATTTTGTTAAAAAAGAGCTTGACTTTTCATAAATACCATGTTATACTGTAAAGATTCGTAGAAGTTATTAAAAAGTTTGGCAAGACCCGGCTTCGATGCCGGCAGGTCCACCCAAGTATATTCGACCCGACACGCGGACGGGTGCCATGTAACAGAGTATACTTGATTGGGCTTGAATTGGATTCGATTGCCTGATTAGTATAATAATGGAGAATCGCCAGAGAAGGCGTAATAACTAAATTAAGTAACCGCAAACGATGAAAAGTATGCACTTGCTGCCTAATAGGTAAGCGGAGTTTCGGTGGATGAACTTAGCAACAGAATCATCCATCATTTTTTTAACAACAACGGAGTAACAATGAAGAAATCTCTATTAATTTTGGCATTATTAAGTGCTGGTCTAGTACAAGCTCAAGTAACAACAAACTTGGGTGCAACTAGTGATTACCGATTCCGTGGAATCAGTCAAACTCAAAACGCACCTGCAATTCAAGGTGGTATTGATTATGCTCACAAGAGTGGTGTTTATATTGGTAACTGGAATTCATCCGTCAGTTCACAATTATACACTAACGGTTCAGGTTTAGAAAGCGACTTGTATGCTGGATATAAGAAAGAAGTTGCAGGCGTAACACTAGATGTTGGCTCTTATAACTATTTCTATCCACGGGCTTCTGTAGGTAAAACAAACTATGACACTAAAGAAATTTATGCTGGCGTAGCAAAAGGTCCTGTTTCAGTCAAAGTAAGTCAATCACTAGGTGATTATTTTGCTACTAGTAATAGTAGAGGCACAAGATATTTCCAAGCTGATGTAACATATCCAGTTGCTGGTACAAAAGTTAGTGTTCTTGCTCACGCAGGTAAAACTGATGTTGCAAACAACACAGCTTCGGATTACACAGACTATAACTTTGGTCTAGGTTATAATATTGCTGGCTTTGATGTATCTGCCAAGTATTATGCCAATACAAACAAGACTTCAACATTTCAAACAGCCAACACCTTAAACGGTCAGAAGTTGTATAAGAATGCTGCAGTATTGTCCGTATCAAAGACATTCTAATTAATAGAGTTTTACTGTTCTCTCCAAAAACAGTTTTTTCAACCCCCATCTAAAAATCAGAAGTTCTTGGGTCCAAGGTCAAAACATCGACTGTAAACAAAAGGAGATATGATGTTCTCATCAAAATCACTAAAACACATAGCAATATTTTTAATCGCAACTATTCTTGCCTATACAATTCCTACATTGGCACAGGATATGATTGCCAACCAGATACAGGAAGAGGTATCAAAAGATTTCAAAAAGCAAATGGAATGCTTAGCTAGAAATATTTACCATGAGGCCGCATCGGAGTCATTTGAAGGTAAACTAGCCGTAGCACAGGTCGTATTGAACCGTGCTAATGATCCTAAATTCCCTAAAACAATTTGTGAGGTTGTTTACCAACGAACATACTCGGCAAATAACCTATTAGTATGCCAGTTCTCATGGACTTGCGTAAAGAATCTGGTAGTTCAAAACAGGTATCAATGGCAAGAATCAGAAATAGTTGCTAGGATGGCCTTGACAGAACCATCGGTTCATGATAAAATAGCAAGGACAAATTCAATGTATTATCATGCCAGTTATGTAAACCCTGGATGGAATTTGAAGAAGGTTACCAAGATTGGTCAACACATATTTTATAAGAATTGATATGCCCACAAAAGATGAAATTTCAGAATTTAGTATAATGATTAAAGAATTGGCAGTAAACAAAAGGATCGGATTGATGGATGCTATTTGCCATCATTGTAAAGAGACTGGCCTAGAAGTTGAACCGCCGCCCCCCCCCCTCCCCCCCCCCCCCCCCCCCCCCCCCCCCCCCCCACCCCCCCCCCCCCCCCCCACCCACCACCCCCC